TCCGCGCCAACTGTTAGCCGACCTGAACGTCTCGGCTCTTTGGTCGCCGCTGAGGCGTGGCTTCCTCGTGCGCGCCGAGTGCCTGCCCGACGTCGTCGCGATGCTCGAGTGGCAGAACGTCGCCGTCCGGCATCACCCGTCGGAGCCGAAGTCGTGAGCCTGCACAGCGTCGACGCCGACGCGTACGACCAGGATGGGCGCACCATCTCCGGATCGGGTGAGCGGCATACCGGCCAGGTCCGGATGGCGTACCGCTTGGCGCATTCGCACGTCGACCGCCTGCTGCATGTTCACGGGATCGGATGGCATTTCTGGGACGGGACACGGTGGGCGGAGGACGACCGAGGCCACGCCCAGCGCGCGGTCCTGGAGGTGCTGGGGCAGGCGCTCGCGGAGAGTGTCGGTGACAAACAGTTGCGAGCCGACGTCGCCAAGTGTGAGTCAGCCTCCGGGATTGCCGGCGTGCTCGGCATCGCCGCGGCACTCCTCGAGTTCGCGACCACGGTCGACGACCTGGACGCCAACCCCGCCCTGCTCAACACCGCTGGCGGGACATACGACCTCGAGGCCGACCTGTTGAGACCCCACGACCCCGCCGACCGGCTCACTGCCGTCACCGCAGCGGCATACCGTCCGGAGGTCGACCGGACCGTCTGGGTGGACTTCCTCGCAACCATTCTCCCGGACGCGGACGAGCGGGCGTACCTGCAGCGCGTGATCGGGCAGGCGCTGTACGGGCGGGTCACCGAGCATCTCTTTCCTGTGCTGATCGGGAGCGGCGCCAACGGCAAGTCCACGATGTACGGCGCCGTCACGGCTGCGCTGGGTGACTACGCCACGGTGATCGACCCGTCGCTGCTGATGGCCCGCGACAAGGGCGGCATACCGGGACCGGAGCTCATGGAGCTGCTCGGGGCGCGGCTGGTCATCGGCTCCGAAACCGGAGAGGGCCGCAAGCTGGACGAACCGGCGATGAAGCGGCTCACCGGCGGCGACCCGATCACCGCACGCCGGCTCTACCGCGAGCCGGTCACCTGGACGCCAAGCCACCAGCTTCTCTACGTCAGCAATCACTTACCTAAGGTTCGCGGCGACGACCCGGCCGTCTGGCGACGCATCCGCGTTGTCCCGTTCGACGTCGTCGTGCCGACCGAGAAGCGAAACCCGAGGCTGCCGGCCGTGCTGCTCGAGCAGGCAGACGCGATCCTCGCCTGGGCCATCGACGGCTACCGCAACTACCGCCAAAACGGGATGCAGGAGCCGGCCACCGTCGTGCGCGCCACCGACGCCTACAAGGCCGACTCCGACGCCGTCTCCCGGTTCGTCGGTGAGGCCTGTTACCTGTCCGACTCAGCGTCTGCGACGACGCGGGACCTGCACGCCGCCTGGCAGCGATGGGCTCCCCGTGAGGGTGCCGATCCCCTCAGCGAACGCGCCTTCGCCAAGGAACTCGACCGGCTGGGCTACCTCGCGAAGAAGACCAGGTTCGGGGCCATTCGCGCAGGTCTGACCCCTCTTAACACCGAGGGTGACGAGCAGTGGTGACGCATGTGACGGGTCTCCGACCACTTTCCCCACGTAGGGGACATAGGAAAAGTCGTCAGACATGCGTCACATGCGTCACACAGACGCATATGCGGCAGAGACGGCCAGGCTGCGCCGCACATGCGGGACCCCCTGTCAAGGAGGTCTCGCACAGATCTCCATCACCACAGGGCCATCGAGCCGGGTGCGAGGTGGTCGCATGACGACCGCCTCGGAGGCCCTGAGCGAGCCCTGGGGCGTATGGGCCGGCGTCGACCGCGGTCTCAAACAAGCAGCTGGTCCGGGGCGTCAACGTCACCGCCCAGGGTCGGATCGATGGACGCCGAGCCGCGCACCCATTCTCAGCGGCACTGACACGTCCAGCGCGCCGGACCGGCCCCACTCGTCGAGGAGGGACTGACGTGCGCCGCAAGAACCGCCGGCCGCAGCGGCCCCGACCCCGCAGCGGCCCCGACAACGCAGCACCCCCACGCCCGCGCACTGCGGACGCCATGGCGCGTGACCTAGTTTCCCGGGGCCTCGCAAGCCCCATGATCCTCGAGCTTGGTGGCCCGAAGGCAGGGGCCACCGACGGGGACGCCGAATGACGACGGCCGCAGCCCGTTACCAGGCGCCCGAGCGGTACCTACTGCCACAAGAAGTTGGCGCGGTGATCCCTGGCCGTGTGGCAGCGCTCATCTACGCGACCACGGACCTGGCCAAGGTGCGCACCTCACGCCGCGGTGTGGATCCCGAGGTCGACGCGGCCCTCATGGCCTTAGCCATCGCCGCCTTGCGGTGGAGAAGTTCCGCCACCGGAACCGAGGACGCACCCACGCCGGAACCTCCCGCATCCTCAAGTTGGCTGACAACGACGCAAGCCGCAGGCCTGGCCGGGGTGACCGACCGGGCTGTGCGGAAAGCGATCGCCGCCGGGCAACTCGACGCCACCAACGTCGGCGGTCGTTACCGCATCAGCCGCGAAAACTTAGAGCAGTACCGAGCCAGGAGAAACAAATGCCCAGGATGAACCAGCAATTCGTGAACCGAGCCCACGACATTCGCACCCAATACGAGGCCGACGTCGAGCGGACCCGTAACAACGCCCAGCTAAGCGCCGTCGGCAAACAGCAACAGCTCGCCGCCGCGTGGAAGACGGCAACAACCGCCATGGACGGCCACCGCGTCACGTTCGCGGGCACGCAGACCCTCACCGCCACCGACCAGCGCCGCCGCGTCTTCGGCGCCGACAACGTCACCGGTAGCGACGCGGTCTCCATGCGCGACGCCTTCGACCGGGCCGCGCAACTCCAGTCGGGTGACGAGGCGCTCGCTCTCCTCCGCCGCGCCGAGCTGACCGGCGACGACCACCTCGCCCGCGCCGTCGCCGCTACCGCATTCGACAACAGCGCCGGCGGCTCCATCGGCGCCGCCGACTGGACATCCGTCGTCGACGCCTTCACTGCAACCCGGCCCGACGTCGCACAGAGCATGCAGGACATCGCGAACGCCGAGTCCAGCAACGTCAAAGACGCTCTGGACATCGCCGGCTACAGCTACCTGAGCAAGCCCGAGGAACTCGCCCGGGTCTCCGACTACCAGATCCAGCTGCTTGCCAACGGCGAGGATGCCTGGAACTCGACGCCCGCATGACATGGCAGGGCCGACGACAACCTGGCAACTGGCGCACCCTCAAGACAACAGTCCTCGCAACGTGGCACTCAACGTGCCATGTCTGCGGCCACGACCAAGCCGACCAGGTGGACCACGTCCTCAACCTCGCCCGAGGCGGCACCGACGACCCCACCAACCTGCGGCCGATCCACGGCACCAGCTACGGCACCAACCCGTGCCCCACATGCGGCCGACGCTGCCACCAAGACAAGACCAAGGAAGAACAACGAATCGGCATGCAGCGCAACAGAACCCGCCGACCCGATGAACCACACCCCGGCGCTGTAGAGCGACAGGCACCCCATGGGTACGGGGTGGGGAGCCGCCCCCACCCCCCCAGCCAGCATCACCAACTCGTATAGCGGCTCCAACTGAGCCCGGTTCTTCGTCCTGCGTTTTTCGGAAGGGATAACACGCACATGAACAAGCCGTATGCGCCTCGGCGCCTCGGTCCTGGCGGCCGCCGGCTGTGGTCTGCCGTGCTCAAGGAGCACCCGATTCTGCGTCCGGATGAGGCCCGGATTCTCGAGGACGCGTGCCGCGAGGCGGACCTGATTGACGAGATGGAGGCGGAGCAGAAAGACGCGTCTAAGACGACGAAAGGCAGCATGGGTCAACTGGTGGCGGCGCCGCTGGTCTCGGAGCTGCGGCAGCACCGAGCGACGCTGACGACGTTGCTGCGGGCGCTGGCGCTGGACCGAGCGCAAGCGGCGAGCGCTGCGGATGAGGCCGTAAGGGCTCGTGACGCTCGGGAGAGCGCGCTTGCCCAGGCGCAGTCCCGGTGGAGCAGCCGGGAAGGTCGAGGCGCCTGATGTTCCCGGTCCCGGTCGCTGTGGACGGACTGCCGGAGGGTTGGCCGCAGGATCACGGGGTCATCACGGCTGGTCCTCAGGTTCTGGCCTGGGGTGAGTGCACCCTGTCACAGCCCGACGGCGCGCATGCCGGGCAGCGGTGGGCCTGGACGGTGTCGCAGGCACGTTTCGTCGCATGGTGGTACGCCATGGATGCTGCTGGCCGGTTCCTGTGGCGTCGGGCGCAGGTGGTGCTGCCGAAGGGCGCGGGGAAGTCGCCGATGATGGCCGCTTTGGCGTGTGTGGAGCTGGCCGGGCCGGTCGTGTTCAAGGGTTTCGACGCCGACGGGGCGCCGGTCATGACCGCGCATCCGTCGCCGGATACGAAGCTGTCGGCGCTGTCGCTGTCTCAGGCCGTTGACGCCACCCTCGGCCTGGCCCACGCGATGCTGGACAACCCGACCGCGGGGCGGGAGATCCCTGGCCTGGACGTGGGCCTGACCCGGATTCGGACGACGCGCGGCATGCTGTCCCCGGCTACCGCGAAGGCACCGTCCAAGGAGGGCCCGCGCTATACCGCTGTCATCCTGGATGAGACGCACTTGTGGAATCGAAGCAACGGTGGGGACCGGCTGGCTGCGGTGTTGCGCCGGAACTTGGGCAAGATGGACGGCCGGTCCGTCGAGGCCACGAACATGTGGGTGCAGGGTGACGGGTCCGTCGCGGAGGCTACTGCCGCCTACGCCGACGCGGTGGCCTCAGGGGCGCATGTGGGCGACGGGGTGCTGCGCTGGCATCCGGTCGGCCACTGTGAGGACCTGGGCGATGAGGACGCTCTCCGGGCGGCGCTGCGAGGTCTGTACGCCGACTCCCCGTGGATCAATGTCGACCGGATCGTTCAGGAGATTTACGACGGTGACACCCACCCTTCAGATGCACGACGGTACTACCTGAACCAGCCCGCCTCGGCGGACGACGCGTGGCTGCGCGCTGACCTGTGGCTCGCTTGCGAGGACAAGTCGAAGCGGATGGTTGACGGTGACACCGTTGTGCTCGGCTTCGACGGATCACGAGGGCGCGCCCGCGGCAACGCTGACGCGACGGCCCTGGTGGGATGCCGGGTCTCCGATGGGCACCTGTTCGAGATCGGGGTCTGGCAGGGCCGACGCGACGACGTGGATTGGACACCGCCCGAGACGGTTATCGACGGCGTGGTGGCGGAGACGTTCAAGCGGTACCGGGTGGTCGGCTTCTACGCGGACCCATCATTGTGGGAGGCGCGGGTCACCGCGTGGGAGGCGACGTACGTGCGGAGGTTGAAGGTCCGCGCCGGTGTTCATCCGATCCAGTGGCCGACCAACCGGGCCAGCGCCGTCGTCAAGGCGGCGGAGTCTTTCGAGCAGGCCGTCGTCAACGGCGACCTGACCCACGACGGCAGTTATCGGCTCACCGAGCACGCCCTCAACGCCCGCCGGGTGGCCCTGGCTCGCGCTGGAATCGGGGTCGGCAAGGAATCGAAGGATTCGACGCGGAAGATTGACGCCGTCTACGCCGCCATGCTCGCGTGGCAGGCGCGTCTCGACGCACTCGCCAAGGGTGCCACCGGCGACGGAACTCCTGGTCGTGGCCGCGTCATAGGTTTGGCATAGCGAGAGAAGATGCTCCCACCACAGCGCTGCGACGGCTGCGGCTGCACCTGTCGCGACCTGCTCCACGACGAGTCGGTCTACGAGGTGCGGGCGGACACGCTCGATCTCATTGCAGCCACGCTTCCCTCATCTGGGACCGACGGACCTGCCGTCCGCGATCGTCCTGCTCACACACGCTCCGCGCCGGGGTCATCCTGGCCGGGCTCGCCACCGACAACTAGCAGAACTGAGGAGCACGCAATGCCGAACACCCCGCTCACGGGCGTCCCACTCCCAGGAGCTGGGGCGACCGACCAGGTTCCCGCCGACTTGATGACCGCGTTCAGCGCCGCGGAGACGATGTTCGTCGGCCGGTTCGCGACGGCGGCGGACCGGGACGGGAAGATCACGTCCCCGATCGGTTACCAAGTAGCGGCGCTGATCTCACCCGGGAAGTTCACCTACTACGACCCCATCCTGGGCGCATGGGCGGACCTGATGAACCCGACGGCGTGGGACTCGTGGACCCCGACGCTGCAATCCGCTACCGGGGTGGCGTTCAACCTCGGCGGCGGCGCGACGCAGATCGGCCGTTACCGGCTGACCGGTAAGAAGGTCGACGTTGCCCCCACCGCTGCGGGTGCTGGCATCTTCTGAATCGCCGACGAGCGTAGAGTCGCGGACGGCCCGCTCATCGTCCGGAGCCGGGGTGCTGCTTGGGTGAGCCCAAGCCCTGTCATACGCTGGGCCGCATGGCTGATCCTGACCTCGGCGCCCTTCGTGACGCGACCCAACGAATCGTCGACCTG